CAATCCGGCTCTGGCAAAAGAAGCCCGAAAGGTACTCGATATCAACAAATCCGAGCGCCATATCCGCGGCGGTATGGCAACCAAGGAAAAATATGAGCACGAGCATCTGCTGCACGCCTGCCAGAGAGCCGTATCCTGAATTTGACAGCACTCACCGCAGCAGTTCCAACAGTTCCTCGCGGGTCAGACCCTGCGCCTGCAGGCTCTCCCCTCCGAGGATTCTGTCTGAAAGCTGCAGCTTGCGTTCCTGCAGCTCCACGATTTTCTCTTCAATCGTCCCTTTGGCAAGAATCCGGTAAACATTGACCACATTTTTCTGCCCGATCCGGTGTGCACGGTCCGTCGCCTGATTCTGTACTGCGCTGTTCCACCACGGATCGAAATGGATCACCACGTCTGCCGCCGTGAGATTCAACCCGGTTCCTCCCGCTTTCAGAGAAATACAGAATACCGGAACTTCATCGTGCGCAAACGACTCCACCATTTCGATTCTCTTTTCTTTCGGAGTCGCGCCGGTCAGCATGTGGCTTGCAATCTTTTCCTCCTCCAAAATCCGGTACAGGCGTTCCAGCATCGTTGTAAACTGAGAAAACAGGAGTACCTTGTGCCCGTTTTCCACTGCGTTTCGGATCAGCCCACGCACAAGCTCTGTCTTTGCAGATCCTCCTTTATAATTATCATACAAAAGCGCCGGATCGCAGCAAAGCTGTCTAAGGCGCGTCAGTTCTGCCAGAATTTCGATCTTATCCGTCCGGATTTCCTCGTCGGATTTTTCCTCCAGCATCAGCTTCATACGTCTGACATGGGCATCATACAGCTCCTGCTGCTCCCCATCCATATCGGCATACAGGTTTTCCTCCAGCTTGTCCGGCAAATCCTGCAGCACTTCTTTTTTCAGGCGCCGCAGGACGAATGGACGGATCAGCCGCTGCAGCCGCTTCGCAGCGTCTTCGTCCTTATGCTGGACAATCGGCTGTTCCAGCTCTGTCCGAAACCGCTGATAGCTGTACAAATACCCGGGCATGAGATAATCAAAAATGCTCCACAATTCACTCAGCCGGTTCTCTATCGGTGTACCCGTCAGCGCAAGCCGGAATCCGGTCTGAACCTGCTTGACTGCCCTCGCCGCCTGCGTTCCGTGATTTTTGATATACTGCGCTTCATCGATCACCTCGCAGAAAAAATGAAGCTCCTGATAGTCTGTGATATCCCGACGGAGCAGATCATAGGACGTAATCAATACATCCACTTCTTTCCAGCGATCCAGAACTTCCTTGCGCTGCTGAACATTTCCCGTTACCATATCCGCTTTCAGCGAAGGCGCAAACCGTTCCAGCTCATGCTTCCAGTTATAAACAAGTGACGCCGGACAGACGATCAGGCTGCATCCGGTGTGCTCTACTAATAGGAAGCTGATGACCTGCAGCGTTTTTCCAAGCCCCATATCGTCCGCCAGAATTCCGCCGAACTGGTTACTGTAAAGCATTCCAATCCACGCGGCACCGGCTTTCTGATATTCCCGTAAAATTCCTTTTAAGGAGTCCGGCACATAGTCCTTTTCGAAATCCGGATTCTGCAGCTTCTCGATCCGACTCGCGAAAGATACATCCCGAATCACTTCCATCATGGCGTTTTCCTGCAGCGTCTCATCCAGATACAGCATCCGGTACGCCGGAACCTCGATTTTGTCCTGCATCAGCTGCTTATCTGTCAGCTGCAGCGCCTGGCGCACCTCCTGCAGGGATTCCAGACCATTTTCTTCCATATTTATAAAGTCGCCGTTCTTGAGCCGGTAGAATTTTCGTTTCCGATCATAACGGGATAAAATTTCCATCAGCTCTTCCCTCGGCATATCCTGAGAAGACACTGTCAGCTCCAACAAGTCGCCGCCCATGGAAATTCCAACGGATACGCCGGGCGACGGCAGAACCCGCACTTTTTTCAGCGCATCGGAAACATACACCTCACCGATTGCAGAAAGCTGCACGATTCCTTCTGTCAGGAGACGATAAAATAATTCGTCGTCCTGATAAATAATCATTTCTTTTTTCAGATCATCATAAGTATTGCAATAGGAGCTTAAAATCCGCGCTGCTTCCGACTCGCTGACAAGATCCCGCCTGTCAATATCCTCTGTCAGATCGTATACACTATACTCCCGTTCTCCATAGCAGGCGATTGCACGACAGCTGACCAGTTTCTCCTGCGGCATATCCAGATAAAACTGGAATTTTACTGGCGACAATTCCGTTTGCTTTTCCCCGACTCCTTTGATCTCGCATTGAAAATGTTCTTTTAATATCGGCATCAGCTGTCTGAAAAATGCCGGCAAATCCTCTTCCTGCAAAAAAGCCGTCCGGTTCGGGAGCTTTTTCATACAGTCCAAAAACTCGGTCACTTCTCCCAGTCCTTCATTGGAAACCCGATAAATCAGTCCGTCCTTAAAATACACCTGATCCCGTTCACAGGCATATCCGAACACATTTTCCAGGGAAAGCTCTGCACCACCTTCCGTTCCCGTCAGCTGCAATCTGCGTTCCAGTGCTGCGTCCGTGACATGCCAACGGCTCTCCGTTCCATCCAGCTGTACATAAAATACCCGGTTTCCCATCGCATCCAGAAATCCATCCAGTCCCCAGCCATCCAGCACGATCGTCCGAGCTTTCGGGAGCGCTGCCCGATACAGATAGGAATAACCGCTCGTCTGCAGATACGCCTTTTCATAACGGCCAACCCACTGCTCCAGAAATTCCACAAGCGGTCGCGATTCTTCGGTAAAGCTTCCTTTTATATGAACAAATTCCAGACTTTTTCCATAGGAATAGCTGCTTTGCTCCCGAAGCGCGCGGATCATGGAAAAAATATCCTTTACAATATACATCCTGCCGATCCCGATCCGAAATTCCGCCCGGCATTCACGCGCATCACAAATAAGAAGCGGCTCCAGACGCACCTTCCCAAAGCTTTCTTCCTGCAGAACCGGAAGCATATGCCGGGCAGTCTGTTTCTGCAGAAGCTCTTTTAACTGTCTGGTCGTCTTCCGCTTCGGAACACCGGCAAGAAGCATGCTATCGCTTCTGGAGGCTGTAGTATTTCCCGGGGATCTGAGATTTTCCTGAATCTTTATCCCGTCCGTTGCTTCACCGATTTCTTTCTGGACGCCTTCCAGCCCACGCTGTTTCAGGAACTCCGACAGGCTCATATGCTCTTCTTCCACCCGGTCCGGATTTTCCAGATAATATAAAAGCACCGCCGTACAATGCTTGCACAGACCCTCATAGGAATAAAATGCAGGACAATCGCACCATGCCTCCTGCACGCTGTCTTCTTCCTCATCCAACAGGATCCTCACGTCATAAAGATTTCTCCCGCTCCCTTTGACGTCCGCCTGAATCTGCCTGCCTTTTTTCGTAGTTTTTATCTGAAAGCGCCTGATCTTGCCCTGCCGCCAGATATCTACCCCTCTGGAATAGGAATACCCTGCCAGCTTTCGAATCTGTTCCCGTGTGATCATGCTGTAAGCCTCCGCTCCCGCTGTCTGCGGTCCGTTCCTGCTGCCCCTGCCGATGGCTGCGCTGCAGCCTGACTGCATTGTGATCTCGCCAACCTCATCTTTTTATTATAGCAAGGAACTTTCTCTCCTACAACACACGCGGCGGGATTTCCGGAAAATCTGGTATTACAGTTCACTCGTCCCTTACGATTTTATGAACAGCTCTGCGCTTCTGCTTCCAGCAAAAAACCAAAATAAACTGCCTGCCGTCTGAAAAAGGAGGCGTCTTCCAATATCTCATGCTCCTGATGACGTCCCTGCGGCACGATCAGGGAATCCAATTCTGTTCCGAGATAACTGCTCAGCGCATAAAAATTGTCCAGCGATGGCAATGCCTTTCCCTGAAACCAGTTATAGATAGACTGCATCGCCGCCAGTCCCAAAAATTGTTTGATTTCTTTTGCCTCGATATTTTTCTTAATACAGGCTTCTTTTAACCTCTGTCCTGTCCGTAACACGTCGATAAGCGGATATCCCATTTCTACCTGCCACTCAAAATGTGTTTAAATATACTCAAACGCATTGAGAAATTGAAGTCCTTGCGGATACTTCTTACTGCTTCATTGTGTATGCTTTGGCGATTGTAAACAATACGCTACTCACAAGTTCTTGTACACTCCACAGTCGTAAATTCCTGCGATAGCCCGCAGTACATACTTACGTTTGCGTTCATTATGCAACTTCGTAAGTTACAGCATCTCTTAGATTAAGAGCAGCATTGAAATCCCTATCCTCGACATAGCCACAATCACAACGGTATATTCTATCTGAAAGCTTCAAATCTTTCTTGATACCACCACAGCAGTGACATATTTTGGATGATGGATACCATCTGTCTACGACTCTTAATTCAATACCATTTTCATCACACTTCGCTTTAAGCTTAGTTCTAAATTCATAGAACTTTTGTGATGCAACGGCTTTTGATAGATGTCTGTTCTTCATCATTCCTGATACATTCAAATCTTCAATCGTTATATAAGATGGCTTGGCTTTCACTATCCCTGCTATTGATTTATTGATATAATCAGTACGGATATTATCTATTTTATGATGAAGTCTTTGCACTTTGAGCTTTTGCTTTTGTATATTCTTTTGAGTGGACTCTCCTTTCTTTAAATTTTCATACTTGCGTGAGAGGCATCTTTGTTCTCTGCGCAGTTTCTTTTCCAATTTCTTAACTCTTGCTGACTTATTGATATTTTTATAAGTTTTACCATTAGAAACAATCGCCAGATCTTTCAAACCAAGGTCAATTCCCATACCGTCATTACTATTATCAGTAATCTTAGCGTCGGGAATTTCTACAAGAACTGACACATAATATCTGTCTGCTTTGATGGATACTGTACCGCTTTTGATTTTCCATCCATCTTTAGTTGTTGGTATATAGCCTTTTTCTTTCATGCGTACCCAACCTAAAGTTGGTATGTTTAACTTATGTCTCTCGCATCTACAGTCTTTAGGATTATTCTTTACGAAATACATTTTTACATCAGACTTACCTTTCTTTTTGAAATTAGGAAAAGCACTTTGATGTTTAAAATATCTTGTAAACGCAGTACATCCATCTTCAATAGATTTTTTTACAGCTTTTGAATATGCTTCTTTAATCCATATTTTATCAGGATTATTAGGAATGTACTCATTATTGAGCCATACGCTGAAACTCTTGCCAGTCATAAACTTTTCACCTTTATCGTATAAAGCTTTGTTGTGACCGAGATAGAAGTTGTAAACGTATCTACAAGTGCCGATAGTCTTGTTAATCTTGATTTTTTGCTCGACTGTCGGATTTAATTCCGTTTTGAAGCTCTTTAGCAATTTCCTCATCTCCTTCTATTTGTTTTTTATACTTATGAAGACCGTACAATCTACAAGAGAAAACGTGAAGTATGGATACAATATCCTGTACAAGTTCTTCTTGCGGTGATAGTTCTTCATTATTCACTACCACTATGGTTGTATGGAACTTCATACAGAATTTTTCAAACCAATCATAGCCAAATCTGACAAATCTATCTTTATGTGTAACTATGATAGTTTTGATTTTTTGTTCCATTACTTCATCTAATAATTGATTCCACTTTTTGCGGTTGTAGTTAAGCCCACTTCCATAATCTTCAATACATTGATCTACAATGATACCTTTAGCATTGCAAAACTGACGTAAAAAAGTTACTTGGTTTTGTAAATCATCTTTTTGGTTTCTTGTAGATACTCTGGCATAAATAACAATCTGACGATTATCGTTTTCAGTATTTATACCCTTAAACTGAAGATATTGGTCATAAGTATAATAACGCCTATCAGTCGGAGTGCGATTTGCTTTCAGAATCCCCTCTCTGTCCCAACGTTGTAACGTTTTGACTGAGACACCCAATAATTCAGCAAAATCTTTTGGTTTGTAATTAGTGATATTAGATGTGTTCATAACAATATCCTCCATGAGTATATTTTAACACATTTAATCACTATTGACAATGATTTTGATTATTTAAAGTTTTCTCCTTTGCATTTATACTCTTTCCAGATAATTGCAAAACTCATCCTACACTTCTTTCAATTGTTTAAAATCAACAAAAACATTCAAGACACGTTCTCATGAGTTTCGCAATTATCTATAAACTCTTTCCCCATTATATAGAACAATTCATCTTCCTTCAAGGAATTTTTCCACCACAGGTTTTCCATTTTCCATATGGATGCGGATACGTCCGCACTCCATTGTCTCATAGACTGCACTTCCGCTCTCCTTTATATTGCAGAGTGCCTCCTCACCCGGATGCCCATAGCGGTTGTTTTCCCCACAGGAAATGGTTGTGATCTCCGGTGAGAGTGCCATTAGGAAATCCCGACTGTTGGAATATCTCGAGCCGTGATGCGCCGCCTTGTAAAATGTGACGCTGCCAGCCTTTTTGTGTTCCACAAGATACTGTTCTTCTGCGCTGCTGATGTCCCCGGTAAAAATACCGGAAAACTCCTGATCTTCATAGCGCAGCACAAGGGACAGTGCATTCTTATCATCACTTTTATAAGTTTGATCCGGGAAAATGCAGCGCAGCCCCGCCTCACCATCGGTGAATATGTCACCGCAGTCCATTTTCAAAATTTCTGTTCCATACGTTTGCGCCAGTGCCAAAAGTTCCTGATAGGCTTCGTCATTTAATACATATTTTGAAAACACAATATGATCGATCTCATACTCTGCCTGCAAGATCTCCTTTAACCCTGAAATATGGTCTGCGTCTGTGTGTGAAACAATCCAGTAATCTATTTTTTTCACACCCTTTGCTTTCAGGAACGGAAGCATCCGGTATGTTCCGACTTTACTCACATCCGTACTGCCGCCGTCAAAAAAGAAATTTGTCCCCTCTTTCG